CTTTTATTAGTGGATCTCCACTAACACTAGTACCACTTGTAAAAAAAACATATACTCCACTGTAATAATCAATGGAAACTTGCCAAACAAAGATAACCCATTGATCCCCACAAGGAGATCCACAGGTTCCTATCCCACACCATAGAGGAGTAAATTCTTTTATCTGGATATTATATCCGTAGGAAGCTGCCAATTCTTCATAATAAAATTTAGTCAAACCACCTCTAGCAAGTAGCTTAGTATGGCATTCATTTCTACGTTCTGTAAGTGTAGATGATGAATCAGTGCATTCATCTGGTAGGCCAAAATCTGTCTCATGATTTAAAATTAATTCATCTGCATATCTAGTATCAGCTTCTAACATTAACTTATCAAACCGATCATCGATTCTGGATAGTTCTTCTGATTGTGCATAAAGTAAATTATATAGATTAGAATCTTTATCCGCAGTCCATGCCCTACCGATCGGCAATAAACTTTTCAGCATTAGAATATAATCATTAACATTTCGTGCCATAATTAATAGTTCGCAAAAGTTATAGTGCCCATAACATGGATCTGCGCATTAGATGCTGTAGTATCTGTAATAGGAGAAGTCAATTCACTATACTCCTCTCCTGAAGCTAAACCTATTGCTTCAACTATTCTAGATCTATATAAAGTTTCACCTGGCCCACCATCTCGAACAATTAAATCCTCTAATTCATTTTGAATTGCATTTTGTACGGCAGGTGTATTCGGATAAACACGAATAGTAAAATCTATAGTAATAGGGAATAGATCAATCATAAAAAGCCCAGGTAGTGCCGTGACTGGAATGCCTATTTTTTCACCTGATACTGGATCATCATGTTCAATAAGATAATCTTTAACCTCAGTCTGTTGTATATCGTTTGGTATAATTGCAATATCGCCATCTCTTACAAAAGCACAACCCACCGTACCTGCGCCCATGTACAAGGGAAATAACCACGCTCTAGTCACACCTGAATATTCCAACATCCAATTTATATAATCATGTTGCGCCCCTCCATGTGGAGCATTTCTTTTTTTCAATAATACTCTATTTCTTAAAGTATCGTCTGTCTCTTCATCTGTTCCATTATATAGACCATCTATACCTACGGTCGCAGTAGTATTAATATTTGCTACTGGATTAATTATTGATAAAATAGTTCCAGACGATTCATTGCCACTAGTTCCTTTTGAAGTTGCCTGAAGATTCATAGTTGCCGTGCCTAATGCAATTGTAACCTCTTCTGTAGTGGCATATACCCAACCCAAAGAAGATTGCCACTGCGTTCCTACTGGAATAATCGTTCCATTAACTCCAGTAGTAGTAGCTTCTCCTATTGAGTACGCTCCTGAGTCTCTAGATATTCCATACTCTGCTGATCTATAATCTAAATTATCTCCTTCAGCAGTAGCGATGAACAGTTGTTTTGACATATAGTCAAGATAACCCCATAGTGAATGAACTGCTCCGGCGTAAATTTTTGCCATAACTATTAGCACGGATCTTCTTAGTAAAACTCCTATGCCACTAATTCTTGTTTCGAAATCAGTTTTTATTCTTGTATAAATATCATTTAATGAAGGTCGTGTGAAGGCCAACTAAGACTCCTATGATATAGCGTCCCATTGATACGAATAATTTAACGCCAATTCCCTACCATCTATTTTATATATTTTAATCTCAAAGGCCAATATATTATTTTCCGGCAATGGTATTTGCCTTTCCATAATAAGGTCGACTTTAGTTATTACACCGTCTTTTATCATCCAGTCCAATGCATCATTTATATATGATTCCAATTTATTATAGACATCATTAGTAGTCTTCTCTCTAGCAAGTAACCATAGTTTAGAACCTATCTCGTCGCCCTCTTCGACTGGTTCTAATAAATCTCCCCACCATCCCCTTTTATCATCTGGATTTAAAGGGTCAAGCAAAGGGTCATCTATTGCAGCTCGCTTATCACTAAACAGAGATATTAATACTGCTGTTTCTAATCCCTCATCCGTATCTAGATCACCATTAACTAAATTAAAATCAAAAGTTTGAAGAAAATTGTCAAACAATATTTTGATATCTTTTGCCATTACATTTGCTCCCCTGCTGAAGGCACTGGCACACCACCATTATGAGTATGAGCGTTATATTTAGATCTCATCGCTGCCATAGTCTGAGCTATTCCAGAACTATCAGAAACATTTCCACTTACAACTATATTTCCTGTTACGTTAACATTGCCAGAAATTTGAATAGAACCATCTAGTGCCCTTAGTAAAATTCTATGAGCAACAACTTTATCTATATAAGTATAGATACAAACATCACCAATAGATAAATCTGTTGGCCTATATCTTGAATCGTGAACACATAAAACAATTCCCTGATCTCTATTCCCCCCAGTGAATAATGAAAATGATTCAGCTCCGTATAAGGGATAAGAAGTCATTCCATAATTTTCAAATCTTTCTATGTCAGTTACATATTCATCTGATAAGCATCCTTGATGTATTCTTTGAGTCTCTTTTGTATTATCAACTATAATAACTTCACCTCTGGCCATTAGATAAAATATTTTCATTAATATTTTATTATAAAACTTTCTTAATTCATCCATCATAGTTATTCTTCTCCAAAGTCATCTGTGAAATCTTCCTGCGTCTCTGATAGATCCATTGTTCCTTTAACATTTACAAGATCATTAATTGAATTAATTGTAACACTTGTTGCTTTTTTATCTAAAGTAAAAGGCATGGGCGTATAGGTCTTAGGATCAACTAAGGTTAATTCTGTTGTAGTGCCTTCAGATTCACTACATCTATAATTAATTGATGAAATTAATAAAAAAGACTCTAGGCCAAATGTAGGATCTTTAACTTGTACAGTCTGATTAATATCCCATATAGGACTAGCAATAGAATCACCTTGCAACCACTCAATTAATTTATAAGTAAATTTTCGTGAGTTACCTGCAGCTACATTTCTATACCAGTCGGCAGTACTTTTACAGGATTGAGTTGTAGCATTTCCATCTTGTGCTATCACTTTAGGTCTATATCTATGGATATCTAAATCTCTAGAGATTAAAAATTTAGCAGTATTGCTAGGTGCTATAATATCTTTAACAGAATTAATAGTAGTTTTTCCTGCACTTTGGCCTTTTACCATGTATTGACTAAATCTATTTTTATTTGAGTACTCAGCTCTTCCACTTATAATGTTATATCCTAATTCGATTGGATTGATAGCAAAACCATTTGTACCAGCTCTAGTAATAGTTAACTTTCCATCACCATAACAAACAGGCAATACGGCCTTCACTTGACATAGTTTATTTATAAAATCAAAGACGGTATCAGAGCATTGAATGGTTACTTTATCACCAGGAAACTTTTCTAGACAAATAGCAGTCACACTAGGTTCTATTGCAACCTCTACTCCAAATTTAAAACATACATCTACTAGCATTTTATATAATGACTGATATTGCCATGAGGTTTCTTCGGGATAATTACAATCTACTAAATCACTGGTATTATCTCTTCCAATAATTTCTATCGAATGATTTTGATAATCATAGCTAATATTTATATCGTCAATATATCCAGTTATTACAGTTTGTCCTTCTATCTCGACAGTACACTTTGTGCCAACTTTCACTGTCCATAATTCAGGTTGATCAGGATATCTTTCAGATGATCTTAAGGAGAAGCCTCCACACCCATTATTTATAGATTTAAAAATTTGTACTTCTTTCCATCCGTAATAATAACTCATGCCAAGTTTCAATAATATTTCAGGAGCTTTTTTAAATAGTGCCATTATTAATAACTCAATATTTTTATAGTATTTCCTCCTGGCAAAAAACCAGGATGCTGGATTAATATTTTATTCCTATCAATTATATCTGACTCTCTATTGATATCTTTGTATTTATTGTATGCAAGAACTATGGCCGGAGTAACACCATAATTTACATTATAGTCAAGCATCTGAGGCAAGTTAGTTGCAAGTCCCTGCATTGATTCTGTGAATACTCTTCTTAAATCCTGCATTGCTAAATAACTTTCATCATCTTGAATATCAATTCCATATTTTATGTAAGAGTTATAATTTACATTATCTCCCATAGAATCTAATTGAGTATCTATTACATCGTTGATTAAACTCATAGCAAGTACAGCATCATCCTGACTTTTATAAGTTACTCTACCGGCCACTTGTGTAGTAGCGGATATACCTAAATTAACTGCTAGATTTAATATTAATTCTTGATTAACAGATTCTCTTGCTGTGGTAGGCGAATATACAAGTGGTAAGTTAACTGCATTTTTAAGTGCAATGAATGATGCCATCTGAATTATCATGCTCATTCCTAACTCTTGGTCAATCTGATTAGGTTTGGCAGTAGTAGATTTATTTACTCCGGTAGGTCTTTTAATAACTACGTTTGAACATATCCCTGTTATTAAATTAGCTTGTAGATCACCTACTATTCCACCTATGTTTTTAAAAGCATTAAATGAGCTAAGAATATTTCCAGCTATTCCGCAAGCACTGGCCATTGTAGAATCAAACAAATTAGCTGCTGCTGAATCAATAT